CGAAGATTACTGAGGCGCAGTTGTGGTGCAGTGCGCGTTTGACGACTTCCCGCGGGTACACGCTGGTCTGTGTCAGGGTGCCGCGGAACATCTCTTCGAGCGCGATAACGCGGTGCTGGGCGTCGAGGAACACGCAAACGAAAACTTCATGCTCTTTGTCGGCCAACGTGAGCTGCAGGTAGTCACGGACTAAAGTTGGCGAATTGAGCGACGCACGCTTCAAGCCGAAGCGGTGAGTCATGATGCCGACGGCCATGCGGATCACGTCGTCGTCGGTTAGGTACGCGCCGGTTTCTTGATTCAGGGCTTTGGCGATCATGATTGCACCTCGTCGGTTTGGGTGACGTGAAAGACCGTGGTCATGCGCGGACGGCGGAAGCTTTCGACCTTTTCGCTGCCGTCGGCGCCGCGCACGGTTTTGTCCATCGGGACATACGTGCAGACTTTGACGCCGTGCTCGCCTTTGCGGACCTGGCGGCCCAGTGCCTTCCAAGCGTTGAAGGTGAAGACGTTGACGCGGGGCTGGATATCGTTTTCCTGGACGCCCTTTTCGGCGAAGCCGGCGAAGATCGCTGCGTAATTTGAGAAGCTGCTGCCGCTCTGTGCGCGGTCAAGTGCGTCGTTTTGGGTTACACTTTGGACAGTCATTTCGGACTCCTGTTAAGTTCGGTTTGATCAGAAGCCTCGGTCGGTTCAAGCCTTCCGGGGCTTTGCTTTTGCCGGTGCCGCCGGCGCGGTAAAGCGTAAAAGATAGGGCGGGGCCATACCTGCGCCGCGCCCTATCCTTTTCGTTCTGGGTTTTTTCCGGGTATCCCCCACTTGGCTGCCCTTTCGGGCTGTCGTTTCCGTCTGGGTCTTCGTTACTCCCAGGCGGTGGGTCGGGCCGGCTCGGTTTCGGTGTGTTGAAACCTTGATAGAAGTATAGCAAAAATACACGCGTAATCAATGAGTTACGTATGTTTCCGACAAACGGTAGGCGGCTCAAATGTTCATAGGCGCGGTGCCAATGGAGGTCATCAGCCAGGTGCTGGCGACCGTGCCATTCGACGAGTGGGGCAAGGTCTACGTCGGCTGCTCCGGCAGCTTCCGCTTTGATCGCGCGGTGAAGATGCGGCACCCAGGCTGTCAGGTCTACTCGAACGACGTTTCGTTGCTGACCTGCAGCATCGGCGCGCTGGCAAAAGATCGCGAGTTCGAGATTCACTTCAAGGGCGACCTGGAGTTCGTTGAGGCCGCGGTCGACGGGATGGACTTCCGTGGGCGCGTGGCCGCGGTGATGGTGGCCTGCGCGATGGGACAGTTCACCGGCAAGAACGAATACGCCCTGGCGCACTTCCGGCACTACCGCGAGCACTTCATGGCGTTTGTCGATCAGGCGCGGCAGAAGCTCTCGAAGCTCGTGTCTGAGATCGACATCGAGGACTACTACGCCGGGGACTTCGCCGATCAGGCGGACCGGGCGGCAGAGCATGGCGGTGGTGTAGCTTGTTTTGCGCCAACGTACAAAGGCGGCTACGAGCGCATCTACAAGCTGGTGAACGAGAACACGATCTGGCCGGCGCCGAAGTATGGCGTCTGGAATCCTGATTCGCTGCCGGCGTTTATCGTGTCGCTCGAAGAGCGGAAGCTCCCGTATTGCGTGATTTCAGATCAGCTTCTCGAAGGCCGCACGCCGACGACTGAATGGCGCGGGTCGAACAAGCCGGTCTACACATATTCGAGCCACCGCGCCGCTTCACTGCGCCGGCGCGGAACGAAGGAATTGCAGTTCAAGTACACGGCGGTCGATCCTGCGGCGATCACTGCCGCGAGCAAGGCGTCGGTGTGCCTGGTAGACAACAAGCGCATGACGTATCTGAAAAACGTCTATCTTGCGAAAGGCATCCAGCACACGACTGGCCATATCAACCACTTGGTGCTGATCGACGGCGCGCTGGCTGGTGGCTTCGCCTTCGAGCAAAGCCGGTTCGGCGACAAGACGCGCGAGCTGTACATGCTGTGCGACTTTTCGCTCTTTCGGGAACGCAAGCTGTCGAAATTGATTGCGATGCTGGCGACTTCGCGCGACGTGCTCGACCCGATAAACAGGCGGCTGCTGATCAGGGTGGAACGCATCGTAACAACGGCTTTCACGACGCAGCCGGTAAGCATGAAGTACCGCGGCATCTTCGAATTGAAGCAGCGGGCCGCTGATCATTTGCAGTATCACTCGGCCCCGCGCGACGCATCACTACAGGACATCTTCGATGAATGGCTCAGAAAATACGCTGGAGCACCTGGAAAGTCAGATCGTCCGGGTAAAGTTAGCCGGGCTAAAGTTACTGGAGAAAAACGCCCGCTACATGACGCCGCAGGAGTTTAGCCAGCTCGTCGCCAACATCAAGAGCGACGGCAAGCTGATGGGCGTCCCGGTGGTCTACCGCGGCGAAGTGATTAGCGGGAATCACCGGGTACGCGCCGCACTCAAGGCCGGAGTCGAAGAGGCCGACGTGCTGGACATCCTCACCGAGATCGACGAGGAGCGGAAGCTGGCGATCCAGTTGTCGCAAAACGCGATCAACGGCAAGGACGATCCGAACATCCTGGCGCAGCTCTACACGAGTATGAAGTCGCTGGGCCTGAAAGCGTACACCGGGCTGACCGACGACGCTTTCAAGTGCACCGATGAGAAGATGGCGTCGCTGGGAATCACGCGCCCGAAATACGAGGAACTGACAATCGTTTTTCTGCCGGAGGAAAAGACAGCGTTTCTCGATCTCGTCGCGCGCGTCGAGGCGAGTAAAAAAGCGCATGTGCTGGTCGGAGAGCTGGCGACGTTCAACGCCCTCTTCGACGCCATCATTCGCGTCAAGCAGGAAAAGAAAGTCATCAACAACGCGGTGGCGCTTCGGCTGCTGGCCGAGCTGGCGGTGAGCGCCCTCGGTGACGCGCCACAGGAGGAAAAAAAAAGGGCAGCCTGAGCGACGCCGATCAGTCGAGGAGCTGGCGCCAACGGTTCCCTGAAAAGATCGCCGCATCCAGGTGCAGGCAGCGTGAGCAGAAAGAGCGGGCGACGCCGACTTGGGCCGACAAAGGCAAGATTGCGAAATTTTATGCAGAGTCCCGGCGGCTGACGAAACAGACCGGGATTCAGCATCACGTCGACCATCTCGTGCCGCTTGTGCACGACCGGGTCTGCGGGCTCCATAACGAATTCAACCTGCAGGTCAAGACGGCTTCAGAGAACCAGCAAAAATACAATTCCTGGGACGCGTGAACGAGCGCGCGGACAGGATCGTGCCAGAACCCGAAATGGCGGCATCGCGCTGACTGGCATGAACTTTTCCAGCCCTGCGCGCGGAACGAATCGTGCCAGGTTAAAAACATCGGGTTGGCATGATATTTTCCAGCATGTCGACAAAAAAGAACTTCCAAGCCTTTGAATATAAAGGTAAATAACGATCTCTTCAAATCAAGTGGGCGATGTGAGGGTATAGCAAAGCCAGCGAAGCAGCGTACGCGCCCATTACGCGTGAATACGCCGATTTTTCATATAGCGGGACACGATCAACTATTTTCAACTATTTTTAGGCATTTATGACTGTAGGCCGAAAACCGAAGCCGACGCACCTGAAATTGCTCGCCGGACATCCTGGACACCGACCGTTGCCGAAAAACGAGCCGCAGCCGGACGCCGCAGTCGAGACGATGGCACCGCCGGACTGGCTGAGTGGCGAGGGGCGCGCGGTGTGGGCGGTGGAATTTCCAAAGCTCGTGCGCAACAGCATGATCACCGACATCGATTTGAACGCCTTCGCGCGGTACTGCCATGCCTGCGGACGCTTCCAGGTCGCCGAGAGCTACGTTAAAAAGCAGGGCGAAGTTTTGATCTCGCCGTCTGGCTTTCCGATTCAGAATCCGTATCTGGCGGTCTCGAACAGGGCGCAGGAGCAAATGCACAAGGCGGAAACAGAGTTCGGTATGACGCCTTCGTCGCGCTCGCGCGTATCGCCTGTTGTGTCAAAAAAGGCAGCAAATCGTTTCTTGAGCTTGGTCGATGGCGCGAAAAAGAACAACCGCGCGTGACTTCGTAGCGGTTGCCGATGCGTATGCCGCGGCGGCGCTGGCGGACGCTGACGGGTTGAAGTTCGGGCTGTGGATGCGTCTTGCGGCAAGTCGGTATGTGGAGGATCGCAAGCGCGCCGCGGCGAAGGGTGGGCCGTTCAAGTTCTCGCTGATACACGCTCGGCAGGTGTGCGAATTCATCGAGCAGCTTCCGCACGTCGAGGGCAAGTGGTTGACCAAGAATCTCGTGCTGCATCCAGCGCACGTCTTTTTTCTGGTCAACCTTTTCGGCTTCAGGAACAACGATGGGACGCGGCGCTTTACGAGTGCGCTCTTTGCCGTGGCGCGCAAGAACGCGAAAAGTACGCTGTCCGCGGCGATCATGCTGTACTGCCTCTGCTACGAGCCAGAGGTCGGGCCGCAGGTGATCAGCGCGGCGACGACCGGCGACCAGGCGCGGATAATTTTCAACGTCGCAAAGCGCATGGTCGAGCAGACGCACGATTTGCGGGCTGCGTTCAATCTTGAGGTATTCGCCAACGCTATTACAAACTGGAGCGTCGGCGGGAACTTCAAGCCAATTAACGCTCACGCTTCTACGCAGGACGGTCTGAATCCGTCGCACGTCGCGCTGGACGAGATCCACGCGCACAAGACGCACGACCTTTTGAACGTGCTGCAGTCGGCGGCGGGAGCGAGGCTCAACCCGCTTTGGCTCTACACGACGACCGAAGGTTACGAGACGCCGGGGCCGTGGCCGGAGATGCGCCACTTCGCGCACCAGATATTGCATGGATTGCTCGAAGCCGACCACTTCCTGGTCGTGATCTTCGCGCTCGACGAGCAGGTTGGGCAGCCGGGCGATCCGAACTACAAGCCAGCCGACGAGGACTTCGACGAGTCGAAGTGGATCAAGGCGAACCCGCTGATGGAGGTCAATCCGATCCTTGAGCGCGAGATCAGGAAGGCCGCGATCGACGCGAAGCAGATGCCGGGGCGTCATGCGGAATTCAAGATCAAGCGGCTCAACCGACAGTCGAGCGTGGCCGAAGGCTGGACGAACCTGATCAAGTGGCGGGCGTGCGACGGAGCGGTGGACTTGGCGTGGCTCGCGCAGTTTCCATGCTACGGCGGGCTCGACCTGTCCACCACGTCTGATTTGACGGCCTTCCGGCTTGTTTGGGTGGTCGAGGAAACGATTTACACCAAAGGCTGGCGCTGGGTGCCGAGGATCGCGGTACACAAGCGCACCGAGCGCGGGCTGGTGCCGTATCGTGGCTGGATACAGGCCGGGCATTTGATCGAGGCCGGTGACGAGATCATTGATTACGACGAGGTGGTCAAGGTTATCGTGCAGGTGAAGCAGGATTTTGATCTGCGCATGGTCGGCTACGACGACTGGAACGCGAAGCAGATATTGAAAAAGCTGGTAGACCAGGACGTGCCGATGCAGGAATTCCGTCAAGGGCCGAAATCGTTTCATCCGGCTATGAAGGCGGTCGAGGAACACTACGTCGCCGGGAAGTTGGCGCACGGCGCGGACCCGGTGCTGGCGTGGTGCGCCTCGAATCTGGTCGCGCGCACGGACGCGAACCTGAACACGGCGCCTGACAAGAAGCGGTCGCTGGAGAAGATAGACGATATGGTCGCGCTTTTCATGGCGACCGGGATCTCGCTGGGCGACCAGTCCGAAAAATCATTCTGGGACAAATAGAATGCCGAAACTCAAAGCCTGGCTGCCTGACGTGCTCTTGATCGCCGGGACGCCTGCAGTCGAGGACATGGTGTTCTTCAGGATCGGCAGAAAAATAGCTGATGCTGCCGACACTATGGCAATCAATGCGCACCTGCACGCGGTTGTTGGCGCAGGCCTCGAATTGACCACCAGTGCCGGTTAAAAGCTGACCAGGAACATGCCCTGCTTAGCCATGACTGGCGGCCTTCCGCGAACAGATATGCTGGTCAATTCCGGATCGGCGCATTGTGGGGAAAGTGATCAGTTTGAGGGCAGCGGCAACAACTTAAAGATCTTATGGCACAAGAATCGTTTCGACGCTGGCAGTCACAATCAATTAACCAGAAGCAAACTGCTTCCTCGCTATTGATTGGTTTGAGTGGTGCGGCCCTCGGGTTTTCGGTATCTCTTCTGCCATCAGCCGCAACCTACATCGGCTGTGTTCCTTCAGCATTATTTCATATAAACGCTGCGGCCCACCTATTGTCCATAGGCTGTGGCATTGCCTTCTCATTAAACCGCGTCAGAGACTCACCCCGTGTCAGACTAGTTGTCGCCTCGATAGAATCAGAAACCGGGGGCGATAAGGAAGTAATATGGCACGGTACTGACAAGCATTCAAGGACAGAGCAGTCGGACGGTTGCTGCCGCCGCAGAGCGCAGCGGTTGAACTGGTTGCGCGGGAAGTTAGCAGCGGG